CGCGGTGAGATTTGATGCTCGCTTACCTCGCCGGTAGCCCTTGTTATTTTGAGTCGTGCCATTTTTTGCCCCTTTGTTAGTTTGTTATGGTGCGGTAGTAATTACGATTGGTGAGTTACACGTAAACGTGATGCTCTGAGTACCGATATCTCCGACCGCGCCGTTAATATCTGTAGTGTTATTTACTAGGATAGTCGTAGCGTACTGAGGGTTAGTAGCTGAGGTAGTCGCGCTAGTTTGCTTTAGCGTGATTGGTACGGTCGTACCCCAGGCTGCCTGCAAAGTAGCGTTTACGTTAGCCGCTGCGGTATCGCTCAAAAAGTCTAGAGAGATCGTGCTTGTCTCTAGGCCCTTAGTAAATTTTCTTGAGGAGTCGCCCATAGCGGTTACCTCAAGCTCCTCGAATACGCGGTTAATTGTCGCGCTTGTTACGTGATCAGAGAGTGCAACCGAGTTAAGGGTTACGACTACTCCATTTGATAGAAATACGGCCATCGCCTATTCCTCGCTTTTCTCTGTAGTAGGTGTGTGTGTTTTTGTTTCTTTTTTTGGCGCTTCGGTAATCTGCCCTATCTTAATAAGAAAGGCGATATCTTCATCGGTTAGGCTCATGCTTAACTCCACTCGGTTAGTATTGAGATAGTGATGTCTGTCGTTAGTAGGTCGCCGCTTTGTACGGTTAAAACGCTCGGAGCACTTACCGCGCCGATATTCATAACGATTGGCGATGCAGCTAACTTTTGGAAAACGGCGCAAACCATCGACTCGATGCCTTGTAGGTTGCCTTGATTGTCGTACATAGGCACATTACAAATAATACGAAAAGATGCCATCGGCGAGATATTGGCGTAGTCGTTATTAGTCGGTGTTATGTATGGATCTGCCGGCGACACGATTACGCTATTAGCCGTAATAGTTGCAGGCGGATACGCGTAGGTATTCCATACGTTAGCGTTAGCAAGGGCCGCAGCTAGTGAGGCTCTTAAAGTAGTAATAGGTGCCGGCATTATCCGACCATCGCATTAGGGCTCATATATCCGGCGATAAGTCCGCGGATCTTACCGATCATAGAGTTACCCATACGGTAAGGGCTAGGGCTAAAACCATCGATCGATACGCCGCCGGTTTGGCTAACCTGACGGGCCTGCCAAATATCCACGGCCAAAATCATCGAGGCCTCTCTTACGGCCGGAGTAGTCGCGTAGCTATTTGTCTTTGTATCTGCCCCTATTGCTTGGCCATAAGGGAGTACGCGAGTAAAATTAGCGTCAGCTGCGGTTTTAGCAAACTGTATAAAACTATATCCATTAGGCCAATTAAACGCATAGTTATTAAATGCTATCGATGGTAATTGCGTAGTCGTACCGGCGGTCCACGGGATAGTGCCGGTAATCGTGTAGGTGCCGTTAAAGGTTGAGCCGCTTCCACTCAAGGTTACGGAGTCGCCTGTAGTAAATATTCCGGGGTTAGCGATCATTACGGTAGCTACGTTATTTTGTAAAGCCGTGCCGACGACGGGTGCAGAGTCAAACCATAAAAATTGATTGATGAGATCCTGCGCGGTTTGGCAAACCTCCTCGACGGTAGTAGATGAGTATAAATTTTCGATACCGAGATTAGCGCGTAACTCGGCCTCGGTTACATACGTTGCAGGCATTTTATACTCCTCACTTAAAAAGGGCCGGTAGGGCTCAAAGGGCTAAGAGCCCTACCGACTATTAGTTTTTTTGCTTAGTTAAGATTAAACTTAACGATACCCTTAGGCATTTTCGCAATAGTGGCCATGTAACCATAGATGGCTACCTGTACTTGTAGGTTTGATACTACGTTTACTGACATATACGCCGTAGGTGATTGGTAAACCGTAAATGCTTCCGGTGCCAAAATAACCGCAGAGTCATCGATAGTAGTAGTAGCGGTAAAGTTTTTATCTACATAGAGATCGAGTCCGAGTACGTTGCCTCGAATTGATCCCGGTTGCACTAAGCCGCCTGCGTTCATTGGCTGAGATGCTGAGTAGATTGGTCGCCCGGTAGTATCTGTAGCGCCCATAAGTAGCTGCCATTGTGATCCGTTGGCGATGTAGTTATTAGCAAAGTAACCCGTAGCTTCGTAAACCTTACGAGCTGAGTCTGAGGCAAACTCAATAATACCGGCTGAGTCTGCATCGCATCCGGAGCTATATTGACCTGCCGCGATTAGTGCGTTTAGTACTGTCGTATCGAGAGTCTTTAGATACGCGTTTTGTAGCTGATTTGTTAGCTCTGCATAGAAATTAGGATCTGAGCGCTCTAACAATTCTACGCTGATCGTATTCATGCCTGCGTACTTAGATACGGTACCTGTTAGGTAAGCCGTTTCCATCCCGGTATTTTGTACCGCTCCGGCTTCGAGCTCAACGGTTACGACAGGTGCTACGCCTGTACCGCCACCGGCTGAGGTAACGAGTGAAGGCACGTTAATCGTCATACCGTTAGTAGGCAAAACTCCACGTGAGCAAGCATCGATAGCAGGTGTACCAAAACGAGTGTTAGTAGGAAATTCTGCTAGGTACTGAGTAGGTGAAAATGCAGGGTTTGTAGCAAAGCTATCATCGGCTGCGGTTACGTAAAGCTTTGAGTCGTCATTACCTAGAGCTGCCTTAATCTTGTGCTCTGTGTAAGCGCCCATCGATGTAATAGGTGTACGTACTCGCTGAGAGTCTAGTACGGATGGTCGGATGATCTTACGAGCGGCCTCGACCTTTTCAGCCTCGACCGGTGCATCTACCTGAGTTTCCTCCGGTGTATTTTCAGGGGCAGTAGTCACGGCCTCCTCGCTTTCTGTTTCTGTTTCGGTTTCGACCTCTACGATCGTCGTAGAGATAGTTGTAGTTTTTTCTTTTGTACTTGTAGCTGCCTCAAGCGCTGCTCGAGCGGCTGCAATATCAGTTACGGAGGCGCTAGAAAAGGCCGCACTCTCGACGAGGCTAACCTCTTTGAGGACCGCCGCCGTCACTAACAGGTAATCCCCCATAGGCTTAGAGGCCGTTACATCGACCCCTACGGATAAGCCGGATACTAGGTTTTCCTGAGCTAGTACTAGAGCATCTTGTCCTCGAGTGCTACTAGATAACTTAAAGGATCCATATACGCCCTCGGTTGAGTCGCTAAAACTAATCGCGCGACCGACAGGTTTATCGGCTTGATGTTGCATAAGTAATTTAATTTGTGAGGCTTCGGCGTAAGTGATTGAGCCGCGCTCAAACATAACCGGGCCTGCACTTGTAAAACCGATCTCGCCATATGGTGCAACGAGTCCGGAGATCATCCGGCGCTCTGTATCTGCGGCCTGTATCTCTTGGCTAAACGTTAGTAGCACTTGTATCTCCTAGCGGTGTTAGTTGCTCCATTTGTCGGGCTTGATCTACATCAATTAAATCTAGGTTTAACATTTTTTCGATGATGTCTAAACGATCCTTAGCATCTACACGTAAGAAAGTATCATCGACGGCAAAGCGGACCTGATTAGATCCGTTTGTTATATCGTTCATCGATAGACGATCCTCAATAGCTGAGATGTAAGGCTGCAAAGAATACGCTACAAACTCTTTACGACCGTCTAAAATATTTTGGTACGTCATGGAGTTATTCATGTCCGCGCTAATTAAATAACTTGGCACGTTCATCGCGCGGCTAATTTCGGTAGCGAGGTACTGAGAAAATTCGGAGTAGGCCATGTCCTTAGGTGAGAAAGATGTAGGGACATAATCAAGAGTGCTCGTTAAATATGCGGTGCTGCGATTTTGTCTAGCACTCTTAAAAGCCGCTAGTAGTCCTTGTATTTGAGACTCCGGTAAATCTGCACCGTTATTTTTTAGGATACCTGTAGGCATCGGTGTAGCTGCACTTATCGCCGCTGCCTTTTGTACATCGTATGCAGCTTTAATAGTCGTACTTGCACTCTGCAATACGCCAGGTAGTAAAGATTGGAAAGTAACGAGAGAGCCGATACCGCCCATAGGTACTTTATTACCATCGACGAAATAATCTTGGATCTCTGTACCGTATTGATTAGTCGTATATGTAACGCGGTTATTAGCGACCCACTCAAAGCCGGACGGTCTGCCATCATCGGCGTACAAAGATGTAACGCGCCAATATGCAACACTATAAAAAATTAAACTATCTACGGTCGCAGCGATCGTAAGGCTTCGAGGTTGGCGAATATCCGGCTGCTCTAACCAAACCGGAGAGCCTAACTTTTCGCCTGTAGATTTTTTGTATAAAGATAAATCAATAGATGCGATAACGCCGGCAATTAAATTACGGCAACGCGCAACGCTTGATACTTGTAACGCAAAGTTACGATCGATACCAATTCCGTTATATCCAAAATTACCGGTATTAAATGATCCATAACCGTACGTCGTATCCATTACGGCAGGTGCGTACTGAGCCTCTACCTGAGGTTTCGCAGAGCTCTTAAGCCCTAGAGTTTGGAGTAATCCCATAGGTAGGATTTTCTCAAATTGTCAAGCATAAAACCGATTATGCGCGGCGTGTCTTATACGTAAACCTTAGCCTCGGCCATCGGTTGGTTGAGAATATGGACGATCATAGATAAGCCGATAGCGATATCTACGGGCCCGGCGGATTTACGCCGGACGATACGCCAGCTATCCGGCGACTCTTTAGCGGCGCAATTCGCCATATGAGTTACGAGCTCATCTTGGCCCGAGTGCACGAGGCGATTATTTGAGAGAGCTTGATGCAAATCCCCACTAGCTTGGTATCCCTTTTGCCCTGAGATATCGGTTATATGGATGCCATTAATCTCGAGGCGTTTGGCGATCGAGGCGGTCGTGTACTTGTCATAGCAAACCGTACGAGGGTAAAAGTCCTTACACCATTTAGCAATATGGTCGGCCATAAAAAGCTCATCGATGGATACGTCCGAGTGAAAAGTCTCAAGCACGGCAACGCCTATACGGCCATCGGGCAACACTTGGCCCATCGTGAGCGACCCGTCGCGCCTACTCGGGCTAACGTCAAAGGCAAAGATAGTAAGCGGACCCGGTGACAGTTTTAGATCTTTATCGCCTGCATTTTCTACCGACATATGCGGCCACGGTGATTGGCTCGACGAGATCCATTGGCAAAGTAACTCGGTTTTAGTCGTCTCTACCGGTTGAGTAGCTACGGCCTCCTCGAGGGCCTCCTCGGTAACGGTGTAGCCGAGCGCCGGGTTTGCCATAGCCCACGCATCGCGATCGGTGATACTCGCAAACTGAGGAGCCGAATACTCGTAAAAACCAAACGTCTTAGGCGGAAAACTTAAAGCCCTCTCGCGTAGATCATTGAGCACCGTACTAAAGGCATCGCCGGCATTAGAGGTTAATAAGGTTTGAGCATTAGCCCGGGCTCGAGTCGTAGGCGTTGCAGCTCTAAAACCCTCCTCGGATATCTCTCGTACCTCATCGATGTAGAGCAGGTCGGCGGTACGGCCACGGCTACCGTCTCTCGTAGCTGCGACTACATCTAAGCGAGCGCCGTTTTTAAGCTCGATACTCTCGGTACCGTTAGCAAACCGGATCTGTTTAACCGCCCGGCTTAG